CGCCGCCCGCACTGGACGACCCACCCGAGCTGCCCTGCACCGGCCGCGAGGTTTTCGACCAGTTCGTGCCGCCGGAGCCCATCTCCATAGCGACGCCGGCCGAACCGGTCCCGACATGACCGCCGATCATCGTCTTGGATTGCGCGAGCGGCTTCGTGGACTTCTTCGCTGACGCCGACCCGAGTGCAACGGTTTCCTTCTTCAGCGACGCGGACGTGCCGCCGCTCTTCTTACCGTTGAGTGACTTGGTGGACTTCTTCGCCGACGCCGATTGGAAACTGCCGTCACCCGAGCGGGGGTTCCGCTCGTCGCCCTTACCGGACGCGGCAGCCTTCGCTTCGCTGACCGCCGCGGCGAGCGTGTCGATCGAGTCCGTCAGCGGCGGGATCTCCTCGCCCATCGTGTCGGCGAAACCACCGACCTCGCCGGCCAGCCCGCCTACCTCGTTGGCGACTCCGCCAGTCTCGATCGCCAGACCGCCCGCTGCGGTACCGACCTCGCCGAGGGCGGACGTGAGTGATCCCGCGTCGCCCATGGTGGAGTCCAGGGTGGTGGTCGCCTGACCGAGAGAGCTGGTCACATCCACGGCCGTGGTCTCCAGCGCGGACTTCAGCGAGTCAATGCCGGTGAGCGTGACCGAAGCGGAACCCGCTGGCGAGATACCACCTGCTGTCATGCTGCCGCCGAACCCGCCGGACGAGGCGGGACCGTTGATGGCCATCTGCTGCGGCACCACGGCCATACCCATGATCCCCGCGGCCTCTTCAAGGATGTGCAGGCCGCGGCTCCTCTTGCTGGGGTCCAGCGGAATGAACGCCTCGTAGCCGGCCTCGCCGAAGACCACGTCCGGGCCGCCGCGACCACGGATGTGATACGGCCTGCGAGCGATCATCGCCGACGGACTACCGCCCAACGACCGGATACCGCCCTGTGCCATGTAGTCCGGGGCGCCCCGACGCGACTGGATACCGCCCCACGCGTTACCGCGCGCTGACGTCGCGTTGAGACCGCCGACGTTCGCTAGGGCGGTCCGTCGCGCGAGGATGTCCAGGTGAGCCGCGAGCGCCCGCAGCTTCGCCTCGGCCGCCGCGGTGTCCGCATCGATCCTGATCGCCTTGGACTTGATCTTGTCGATTGCGTCTTTGACGCCCTTACCACCCGCCATGGCCTTCTTCGCGTCCGCGGCGCTGATCCCGTACGCCTCAGCGAGCTTGAGCACCTCAGCGCGGGCCGCGGAGTTCCCGCCGGCCAGCTCACCCAGCCGCGGCAACTGGTCGGCGATGACACGGGTTCCGTCCGACTGCTTGTTCGACAGGCCGACCTGACCATCCGCGGCGAGCCGAAGCGACTCGATGTACTTCGAGAACGACTCGCGGGCAAGGACCACGGCGTCTTTCTGCTTGTTCGTCATCCCCGCGCTGACGTCCAGCTTGCCGTTCGCAGCCTCAATCGCCTTCGCGGCGTCGGTGAACGCCTTCTCCATGTTCTGGACCGCGGCCAGCGCGTCGGTGCGGGCCGCGAACGTCGTCACGGCCGTGGTCAGCTCATTGACCTTGCCTGCCGCGGTCCCCGCTGCGGTCCCGGTCTGGCCGAGCGCTTCGGCCTGCAGCCGCTCCGCCTCAACCGAGGAGACCGTCTCCGCCCGCAAGGTTTGCAGCGACCCCAGCAGACCCGCCGCGGCGTCCCGCCGGCCAAGGGAGGAGTTCACCAGCGAGAAGTCCGAGAGCGCCTTCTGATCCTCGGCGTCGATGACAGACCGGATACGCCGTTCCATCTCGGAGTAGGCGCCGCCGCCCTGCAAGACCGCGTCGGTGAGCTCCCGCACACCGATCCCGGCATCCCGGGCCGCCTCCAGCATGCCGCGCTCCGACAGCGCGGCCACAGTGCGCGCTCGCGCGTTCTCGCCGAGGGCGCCGGAGTCGGCCTGGATCGCCGCGGTCATGTCCTTGATGTAAGCCTCGGTGTCAGCGGATTTGGCGGCGAACAGGCCGAGCGCGGTCACGCCCGCACCGATCGCAATACCCCACGGTCCGCCCAACATGGCGGTCATTCCGGCGAGCTTGCCCGCCACCCCAGCCTTGCCGGTACCGGCCGCGGCACCGACCTCGGTGATGCGGTCGCGGAGCCGACCGAGCGCGCCGATCCCCTCGCCGATGCTCGATGCGACCTTGATGCCGATGACCGCCGCAGCGATGGCCTGAATGTGCCCAGGGTCCATGCCCGCGAGGATGTCCGAGAGCACGGTCAGCGCGTTGAACGACAGGCCGGAGACCGGGGCGAGCGCCGCGTACAGGTCCCCGCCCGTCTCGGCGAGGTTCTTCACCACCTGAATTGCGGGCGGGCCGTTCGTCTCGACCCACGCGACGAACCGGTGAAACGCTGAGGAGTCACCGAGCTGCGTACCCCACTCGGCGAACGCGGCCGTAGCATCCTCGACCCCACCGACGACCGTGTCCGTGAACGGCAAGAACGCGTTGATGACACCAGCCACCCCGGTCCCGATGTTGCCCAGCGACCGGCCTAGGCCGAGCACCGCCGTAGGCGCCTTCTGCCCGACGTTGTCGAGGAACGTCGTCCAGAACGGGCCGTTCAGCGCCGTCTCAGCTTCCTTGCCGAGCGTCAACAGCGCCTGCCCGGTGCCCTGCACCAGCGGAGTCAACCGCGGGAGGGACCGCTCCATCAGCCCCAGCCCCTGCGAGATGGCCGGAATCACATCCGGAGCCACCTGCCGCTGCCACCCGAGGTAGGCGTCCGAGAAGTGCTGCATCCCGCGGGCGAGCTCCATCTCCTCCGCTGTCAGCTTGGAGAAGTCCGCGGAGTCGATTGCTTCCTGCACACGCTCCAGGGTCGGCACCGCGGCTAGCCCGAACGCCTTCACGCCGGCGCCCGCCGCCACGAACGACGAGCCGAGCGCAGCCACTCCAAGCCCGGCTCCCGCCGCGATCGGCCCCAGCGTCTCCACGACACCCAGAGCGCCCGTGAGAGCGCCCAGCTTGACCAAGGAACTTCCCACATTCACATCGACGTCTACGCGGGCCGTACGGCCGTCGAGGCCCTCCACCTCCGCAGAGACGGACCGCAGCTCACCCAGAGCGATACCGATGTCCGCCCGCACGACCACGTTCGCTTCGGCACGCTGCAGTGCTTCGAGTTCCCGCTCTATACCCGCGAGCTGCGTCCGCGCCGTGTCAGCGTCGATGTCGACGCCGATGCTCTTGCTCGCCAGTGATTCCAAGTCCCGGCGAAGCTGAGCGAACTTGATCTCCGCTGCGGAGGAGTCAGCGTCGATCTCAATCTTCGGGAGAGCCTTCGTTGCCGCTTCGAGCTTGGCCCGCATCTTCTTCGCGGATTCGCCCGTCTCGGTCATCTTGCGGCCGAGGTCAGTTGTGTCCTGCTTCGCCTTACCCAGACCCGCGACGAAGCCCTTGACGTCCGCCTTCAACCGAATCGACACGGAACGGTCTGCCACAACGACCCCCTTCGGTAGGTCACGAATCGGGTCGTTTCAGCCGCACAGCAACGTTGGAACGTGTCATCATCACGGGCGAATCGGGGATCACCACGAGACGAGGAGCCCCACCATGACCGCCAAAGCCTTAGCCGTCGCCGCAGCCGTCCTCATCGGCGCTGGCGCGCTCACCGGATTCATCCCCGTCACCTCACAGGGCACCAACTGCGGATCCGCATTTGTGCGCAGTGGTGACGCGTTCAGCCGGGACCTCACCCTGTCAATGCGTGGCGGGTACGGCACCGCCGAATACACCTGCTCAGATCTGCGGAGCATCCTGCGAATTCCGGCACTGATCCTCATCGGGGTGGGCGTGGTCACGCTGATCTCTGCTGGCGCCGTCAGCAACCGGGAGCAGCGGGACAAAGAAGCCGCCCGCGAAGGCTAGACATCCTCAGTCGCCGACCAGTACAGCGCGTGCGGGTGTGCGACTTTGTGCTTGGAATGCTTGTCCTGCGCTTTCGCCAGCGCTGTGCAGGCGTGGCAGCGGACCGGCAGCGGCACCGTGTACGAGCGGACAGGTTCGCCGTCGTGCATCTCCGTCGTCTCCGACAGTTGCAGGCCGCATCCCGGGCACTGGTCTTTCTGCCAGCGCAGGAACGCCTTGTGCCAGGCGACATCCTCGTCCGTCCACTCCGGATCCGAAGTGGTCTCCGAATGCGTGACCTGGCCAGCCTCGTCCCGATGATAGACGGTCCGCGAGACGGTTGCCCGGCCGAGCAACCTCGACCGGGGCACCCCCATCGCATGCGCTAATGCGAGTTCTTCTTGGAGCTGCCGAGAACCGCGGACGCGGTCCAGGAGAAAGGGACGTCGAACTCCTCCTTGTTGCACGCGTACGCCGCGGAGACCAGCGAGTCCCACTGTGCCTGCGTCAACGCCTCCGAGAGTTGACGCGCCTCATCGACGGTCATCTTCGGCTCGACCGCGCAGGACGCGACCAGGTCCAGGGAGTACCCGTCCATGTCGACGTCGCCACGCTTGCTGCCGTCCTTCGGCGGGTGCTTGGCGACCATGTCTGAGTACGCCTTCGAGGGTAGGCCCGCGAAGCGGAACACCACCGTGTGCTCCAGCATCAGTTCCCGCAGTTCCTCGATCTGGCGGGCCAGCTCGGTCACGCGCGGATCCATCTGGGAGCCACCCAGTGTCGGCGCCGACTCTGGTTTCTGCCGGGCCTCCACGAGTTCGGCCTCCAGCCGCTCGAACTCCGCCTGGAGGTCGCCCGCCAGGCAGAGTCGAACGGTCCGCTCGGGCCGGCGGATAGAGCCGAGGATGTCACTGATAGCGGGGGTCTGAGTCATGGTCAGGCCGCCACCGTCGACTCGATCGAGTAGGTGCCACTGGCGTAGAGCGTCAGCTCGACCTTCTCGTACGACTCCCGCTCAGGTGCGAGCGGACGCCTCTCGCCGCACGTCGACGTGTAGACCTCGACCTTGTCGCCCGCCTGGTATGCGGTGTCCGCGTCGACACCACGACGCACCACCAGGTAACCGGCAGTGGAGCGGGTCATCTCCGACCACATGCGGTCCGCCGACGCCGAGGAGTCCCGGTAGTAGGTGAGCGTGATGCTCGCCTTGCTGCGGCCGGGGCTCTCAAAGTCCTGGGTGCTCGCGAGCACGCCACCCTCGACAACGCCCTCGTCAAACGAGATGTCGAGGCCGTCGTCGGTGATGGTGTTCTCCAGCGTGATGATGTCCTCGGCGGTCAGCTCCGCCACCGTCGGGGCGGTGATGCTAGAGATCGTCGGCACCCACGTCGCTTTGGTGTTGCCGTCGGTGAGCCTGCGTCCCATTGCCTGCTACTCCTTGTTTCGGGCAGGCCGAACGGCCGCCATGCTGGGGTTGGTGGGGATGCCGGACTCAGCCGGCAGGAAGAAGGGCGGCATCGGCTACAGCCGCTCGACCGTGAAGGTCACGGACGTGGTTGACTCCCACGACAGGGCGATGAGCCCGTCCGACGGGTCCGCGTACTCCGGGTACAGGCGGATCGGCGCGGTCGTGCCCGCGGTGATCGTGACGACCTTGTCCGGGTTGGCCTCGCCGTATGACGTGTTGCCAGGAACGGCGATCGTCAGGTCCACGTCCGCGCCGGACCCGTTGGTGACCCGCAGGATCAGGTTGTTATCCGGGGTGATCTTGTCTCCGGACGCGGCAGTCCGGGACGTCGGGACATCACCGTCGCCGGTGATCGCATTCGCGGTATAGGTAGCCATACGGGCTCTCCTCAGGGCATGCCAAAGAGCCCGCACACCGGCTGGTGTCGGGCTACGAGGTGGAAAGGGTTAAGCGGGGTCGCTTCGGGTGAGCCACTGCGAGGCGGCGATGAACAGGCCGGTTGACTCGTCGTCGCGGCGGACGGGCTGTGAGCCCTCCTGCACGGCGGACCAGACCCGGCGACCAGACACGGTCGGGACTCCTCCGAGGAGGGCCGCGGTCATCTTGTCGGCCATCCACGCCGCTTGCTCCGGCGTGGAGCCGACGCATGTGACCTGGTAACGCAGCTCAGTCGGGCCAGCGTTCGTCAGGGACCGGTGGAAACCGGAGAGCATCCCCGAGTCCGGATAGACGACCGCGTACGCCGGGACCGCACCCGCTGCAGCCTCCGCCAGATACACCTTTCGGGCAGCGGGGACACCGGCCTGCATGAGCGCCACCAGCGCGGTCACGAGAGGGGCGGATGCGAGCGTCATAGGAGCCCCTCAGCGATCGCATCCAGGGCGGCGAGGAACTTCGGCTCCTGCACGGTCGCGGCCTGCATGCCGTCCAGGTGAGGCGGCTGGTTGCTGCTCCCGAACTCGAAACCGCGGCCCATGGACCCCTGCTTGCGTCCGATCTCCGGCCCGACCTCCCACTCGATCGACGCGGACGGGATCTGCTCCGCCGTGATCGACTTCGGGTAGTGCTTACCGTGTCGGCCCGCGGTCGCGCGCGCGTTCTTCTGCCACGCGTCCCGCAGCTCTTGCGCGTGCTGCTTCACCACCGGGTAGGTGCGCGCGGGCGCTTCCTTCTCCGCGGTGTCGAGGTAGGCGTACAGCCCGGCGAGTTCGGAGGCGTCGACGTCCATCACCCCTCCTTGTCCTCGACCAGCAGACGGCGGGCTGTAGCGGTTCCGGCGAGTCCGATGGCGATCACTTCGAGCGGCCGGCCTTCCAGCCACCCGTCGTCGGAAGCGGCGACGGTGAGCGTGTCCCCGTGCTGAATCTCCGGGGACGCATCCCACGGCAGGACCGCCACGTACTGGTGCAAGGCGACTTCCCGCTCTCCCCACTCCGCCTCACGCGCCGAGCGCGGCTTGATGCGGCAGGCGCCCGTGTACACGGTCGTCGTGGCCTGCGTGACCTCGCCCGTCTCCTCGTCCAGGACCGGCTGGCCCGACGAGCGGGTGACCGTGCACGTGTCCCTCAGGAGCTGCTCGGCCGCGGCCCGACCCGCCCGCAGAACACCGTCGACACTCATGAGAGCCTCATCGAGAACGCACCCGCCCGGTACGGCTTGAGCGCGTCCTTGTGGTCACGGGACAGGCGGGCGCTGCCGACCGTCTCCATCGCGAACGTCCGCGAGTAGTCGTCGATGGACTCCGAGCGGAGACCTTCGATGTTGGTGACGTTGGTCGCGGCCAGGTCCAGCACCACGTCCATGACATCGTCCGGGACAGACGTATGGCCGTGGCTGTAGGTGAGCCGCACCCGCGCCGCCCACACACCCCGCACCCGCGAGTACGGCCAGCCCTGTAGCCGGTCCGCTCCCCAGTACGGGTGGCCGCGGGTCAGCTCGTCACCGAGCCGCGTGTAATCGGTGTCCTCGGTGAGCGTGTAGTCCGCAGCCCCGAACTCGCCGATCTCGACCACCGTCAGCGGGTGATCGTCATCAACGACGAGAGGGCGTTGCGGCACCCGCAGGACCCGATCCCCGCCGGCGACTTCGGTCGTGTCGCCGGAGGTGAATGTCAGCTCCTGCCGGGTGTAAGTGCGGACCCGGGCGGAGGCCCGCCGGATGGCGAGCTCCGCCTGAGCCACGGGCAGCTCCCGTTGCAAGTGCGCTTCCAGGTCGGCCACCGTAGCGAGAGGAGGCAGAGACGACACGGTGGCCTCCCGTCAGTCGCCGATGAGCTTTTCGAGCTGCGCGAGCAGCGTGGACCGGGGCTTGCCCTTCGCGGACTCGGCCTCGAACGCCTCCAGCGCCCGCTCATCGTCGTCACCGACCCAGGCGAGAACCTCGGCCGCAGTGCCGTCGATGTCCAGCCCATCCGGCTTGGGAGCCGGGGCCGGAGCGTCGATGACCTCCACGCGCGGGTCGCCGGCGACGTGCTCGGCAAGGCTGCCCTTGACGACGTCGCCCGCGGCCAGCCTGTGGACCTGGTAGTTGAAGTACGTTCGGAACGGCTCCTTGACGCGGATTCGCATCACGAGCCCCCTCAGCTCGCGCCGTGCTCGATGACGACAGCCCGCTTGTACAGAGCCGCGTCGCCGTTGGCGAGGCTGTCGGACGGGACACCGTAGTCACCGACCCACGACCAGGCGGTGGACACGGTCTGCTGCAGGCGGTCGGTCGGCGGGCGGACGATCAGCGCGACGTCCACGCTGGGCGCGACGTTGACCATGCTGATCTCCGGCACGTCCTCGATACCGGTGCCGCCGAGCAGGCTGCCCATCTCCGCGAACGGGGACGCGATGAGCGCGCCGGCGCCCATGACGATCGGCCGGTGCACGGTGACGGTGCCGCCGGAACCACCCGCGATGGTCGGCGTCTCGTTGTTGCGGACCCAGTCGATGCCGCCGAACCGGCCGATGGACAGGTCCTGGTAGACCGGGGAGTCACCGCGGCCCTGGTAGAGCGCCTGGAACTCCTCATCGGCGAACAGCTGCGCCTCGGTGTCCGGGGACACGTGGGCGACGTAGTGGCCGTTGATCGTCGGGACGTTCATCTTCCGCAGGCGGGTGACCGCGGCACGGAAGTGAGCGAACGTGACGACGTTGGAGGCGGACAGGTCATAGGCGCTGTCGCCGGTCGGCCGGATCGTGGTCGGCGCGTTGGCTGCGACCACGTGGTCTCCGGCGGTGACCGTGGCGATCTCGGTACCGACGGTCAGCGTGTTGGTGCCGGTGTTGACACCGGTCACGGTGTTGGCCACGCCGTTGACGGTGATGGTCAGCGGGTTGGAGGCGCTGACGGCGGTCGGGACACCATTGACCATGACGTGCGTGAAGCCATCGGTGCTGTTGACGACGACCGAGGTGGTCGTGGTGTCCGCGGCGGTGGCCCACGTCCGGCCGCCCGCGTATGCCTTGTACAGCTTGTTGCGGGCGATGCGGTTGATGGACTGGCCGGCGTTGATGCCGAGCGTCTGCACGTCCGCCAGGTACTTGCTGGCCAGGGCGTGCGCCGAGTACAGCATGTTGGTGTCGACGGCCTGGCCGTACTGGTCCATCGTGACGGACCACTGCTCGATCTCGTACGTGGCCGCGGACACGTCCGAGCCGGTGATCGCGGTCGTGACCGGCGCGAGCAGGCCCTTACGGGTGAAGGTCTTGGTGTCACCGACGCCACCCGCCCACGGCTCGCTGTCGGCGATGGCGGGGAAGATGAACTCGGGCTTCAGCGCCTCCTGGAACGTCCTGTCGAGCATGCCGTTCTGCAGCATCGCGCGGATCGCGGCGGGGACGTTCGACCGCACGTCGTGGCGGTCAAGCTGGAACGCCCAACGGGCGGTCGAGATAGACATGTCGTCTTACTCCTCAGTGATGATGATGGACACGAGGTCCGGGTGCTGACGGGCTACCTCTTGCAGCCCGAGCAGAGCGGTCTGTGCGATGGCCGATACCGCGGCGCACACGCGGCCCGACTGGACGTGGCCCTCGTGTCCGTCCACCTCGATGGAGGTGTGTCCCGGCCCGAGGTGGGCGCGGACGTGGATCACCGGAGGCGGATGCCCATCTCGGCGAGTGCGGCCTCGTATGTGGCCTTGTCGGCGGTGCGGAAGTCGACCGGTCCGGGCTCCTTACGGGGCCCCTGCGACGGGTCCGGGCGCGGCTGCTTCTTCTGCTGGGTCGCGGTCTGCTTGCGCAGGTGCGGCTTGCGCTCCAGCAGCGCGTCCAGGTCGGCCTGGATCGACTCGGTGTCGATGTCTCCGTCGTCGGCGACGTACTTGGTGAGGTCACCGAGCAGGTCAGCGTCAGTCGGGTCGGCGAACGCCTCGGAGGCGAGGGCTTTCACCTCCGCCTTGACCGCGCGGGCGGTCGCGGCCTGCGCGGCCTTCTCGGCTCGCTCAGCACGCTGAGCGAGTCTCTCCGACTCGCTCTTGTCGCGGTCCTCGAACTCGGCGACCTTCGCCGCTAGAGCGTCCCGCTCCCGCTTCGCCGCCGCGGCCTCACGCCGGGCAGCGGCCCGCTCGTTCTTCATGGTTTCGAGCGCCCGCTTACCCTTGTCGCCGAGCTGGTCAGCGCCCTCCGGGTCGGCCTGCGGGTCGTCGTCCGGCTCGGTCTCCGGGCTGCCCGGGTCGTCGGCCGGCGGCTGGTCATCCTCATCGAATCGGGCGAGGTCGAACAGCCAAGGTCGGTAGATGTGCATGGATGGTCTCCCATTGCGGGACGGTGCCCCGAGCCCTTGCGGCGCGGGGAGGTCTCTAAATCAGGTAGGCGAAGCGGCGGAGCAGCCTGATGGCCTCGTCGCGGTCGTCGCCTGCGTCCTTGTAGATCTGCGCGGGGGTCGGCCGTACAGCGGACCGGCGCCGGGAGGCGGAGCCCATGCGTTGTCCGGCCAGGCCGCGGCGGGTCGTGCCCGCCGTGGTGACCGACCGGCCGCCGATGGTCTGCATCCCTTGGCGGGCGTTGACGACCTGCGAAAGGTCAGCGCCGTCCCGGATCGCTCGCGCGTCCGCCCGGGTGAACGCCCGGCCCTGCTCAGCGCGCGACATGCGCTTGAACAGGTCCTCCGGACTCGGTGGCGCATCAGACCCCTCACGCTGCATGACCATGGAGCAGTCGCAACGCGGGTGCCGAAGGAACCCCGTCGACCAGGAGTATTCGCGGCCCGCGAGGATGATGCACCGGCCGCACGCCGGCAGCGTCACGTGCCGGACGTAGGACACCCATCCCTTGTTCGCAACCATCCCAACGTGGTCAGCGGCGCGGGCGGCGTCTGCGGTCTCTGTCGCGAGGATCCGCGTCAGCGACGCCAGACCGGACTTCAGCGCCTCCTGATCGTCCGCGCCACGGGCCATCAACCCGAGCGTGCGGACCGCAGGCTGGACCAGCAGCGAAGCGAGGTCCCCACCGGCCGCGGACACGCCGGCGAAAGCGGATGGGTAGACGATCCCCACCGGAGCGGTGGACAGACCCTGCTGTTGCGCCATCGCGTTCAGGTACGGCTGCGCAAGCGCCGCCGCGGACACCTGCCCGAGCGTCAACGCCCGGACCATGGCGTCCAGCAGCGCCATCCACGTCTCCAAGACCGCGGCCGGGTCGATCTGCACCCACAGGGCTTGCCCCTGCTCGGCCACGCTGCGGGCGATGGTCTGCTGCGCCTCGTAGTGGGCTTGGGCGACCTGCTCGACCGACATCAGGCGACCGGTTCGGGCTCAGGCTCCGGCTGCTCGTCGCGGGGCGGCTTCGGCCCGGTCAGCGCGGCCAGATCGCCGGCCATGACGCGGGCGAACGCGTCCTCGGCGACCTTGGCGTCTTCCTCTTCCATGCGCTCGATCTGGACTTGGGTGTAGCCGAGGTCCTCACGAGTCTGCTTGAGAGGCACGATCCGCGCCGTGTACAGCTTCACCGCGGCGTCAGCCTTCTGTGCGATCGTCGGGGTGGACGCATCCCGCCACAGCGTCTCCAGGCTCTTGGCGTCCTCGGGCACCTCACCGTCGCGGATCAGCAGGACCAGCCGCTTGACCCGCTCCCACGACCCGCCGAACGACCGCTGCTTACGCTCCGAGCGCTTCACGAGCCGCGACTCATCCGAGCGGATCGCGTCCGCCGAGGCCGGGTTGTCGGTGGCGTGGCCGAGGAACCGTGACGGCAGACCGGACAGCGACGCCACCAGCATGGCCAGCAGCTTCAACGTCTCATGGAAGTTCGACAGGTTCGCCTCGGGGAACTGGCCGACCTCGACACCGTCTTCGCTCTTGTGCTTCGGGATCGCCCAGATCCGGCCGATGATCCGCTTAAGCGCGGAGATCGGCCGGCCGTCCTGGTCCTGGAAGTCCTCCTCGCCGACGCCGATCGCGTACCGGCGCGGGACGGCGTGGAACTCCCCGGACACCATCATGTCCGTGGCCATCTTGCAGGCCGCGTCCGAGATCGGCACGATCGGCTTCAACTCGCTGACGCCGTTCGATCGCTTCGTGCGCGGCCGGTTCACGATCGGCACGACCGGAACCTCTCCGAGCTCATGCTCGTCCCGCTCGAACTCAGGGTCTTCGACCCACTCGCCCGACTCCTTCACCCACCAGGACGTGACGTCCGGCAGGTACAGGGTGGCGTGCTCGACCTTGCCGCCCTCGGTCTCCTCCGTCCACCGCTTGACCGCCGCAACGACCTTCCGCGTACGCGGGTCGTGATCGGCGTACACCTCAAGCGGCGACTCGACCGTGACAACCGGCATCGTCGGGTCGTCCTCGTTCGCACCGACGATCACATACGAGCGGCCCATCACCAGCGCATCCACATGCGCCTTCTGCGACTGCTCGTCCAGGTCATTGGCCTGCCAGATCCGCCACAGTTCAGCGTCAGCGTCCGCCTGCCGGCCGAACCGGAACCCCTCAATATCGAGGCGCTCCTCGACCGAGTCGACGACCAGCCGCGGCCACTCGACCACGACTTGCCGGACCCGCTCGTCCAGCTCCTGGATCAGCTCCGGCGCCATGTACGACAAGGGCTGCTCGCCCTCGTAGTAGGCATCCCACTTCCGCAGGTCAGGCAGGTCCTTGTCGTGGCACTTGATGAGGTGCTTCAGCCACTCCAACTCCGAGCGGTCCAACGAGTCACCTCATCTCATGACGATCACCTTGGAAGGACGGCGGCGGACCTTGAACAGGCCCGCGGCTTGAGCGTCGCCAGCCGCTTCGTGCGCGAGCACGGAGCACACGGCGAGGTCGATCTTCTGGCCCTGCGACGGCTTGGCCAGCACGTACCGCTGGTTCGGTCGTGCGGCCTTGCGGGCGTTGCGGACATGGATCGCTGTGTACGGGCACCCGTCGTGGGTGAAGCCGCTGTCGGACTTGCCGACGTCGACCAGTAGCCGCTCGTTCGCGGCGTGCATCTGCACCACCCGGTAGGTCGCCCACCGAATGACGACCTTCTCGCCGTATTGGGCGGCCCATGCGTCGATCTCGGATGTCCAGCCGGGCGGGTCGATGTAGGCGCGCACCACCTTGTAGCGGGTCATCAGCTCATCGAACGCCGCAGCGACCTCCAGTCGAGGCACCTGTCCGCCGTAGCGGGCCGGGTCCCACACCGTTGGCAGCCGGTCCGGGCCGAACACGGGCGTGAACTGGTGGCCATCGGCAGTCTCGGCGCGAATACCGGTCCAGTCGTCGCTGTCGGAGCCGTCCATGCCGAGGACGACCACGGTTCCGTCTGGCACCTCACGCGCGTCCGCGCGGGCATCCCACGCGTCCCCGTCGATGAAGTGGCCCTCACCGTAGACGACCCTGTTGCCGTAGAACCGTTCAGCCTGCTGCGGATCCTTCTCCAGCAGTTCCGCCGCCTCGGCCTCGATCGCGTCCAGGTCGACGTGCGGCGACCCTTGGTAGACGTAGCGGTGGATCCTCCGCCGCTCCGCCTTGACCGCGTACCGCAGGCCCGCCGGCGGGATCCGGTGGAAGCGGAAGATGTCCGGCCGCTGCGACTCGGCGGTGCGTTGCGCCACCGACTCCTCACTCGGGTCCCACGCGTTCGTGGTCTCCATCGTCCGACCGCCCATACCGGCGGCGCCGCGGCGCTGCGTCTCCGCAACCCGGATCATTTTGTTGGTCTTGGTGTACAGGCCGGTCTCGTCCTGCATCGCGAACGTGATCGGGTTACCCAGACGGGATAGCGCCGACGACGTCACGACCTCGATCCGGCCGTCATTCGGCAAGCGGATGAACTCCTCGCCCACCCGCATGAGATCAGCGAGCGGACCACTTTTGATCATTGCTTGCAAGGGGCGATAGACGTTGTCGACCTGGTCTTCGGACGTGGCCAAGAGCTGGATCAGCGGGGTCGGCCAGGTACGTCCCATCGGCTCGCCCGGCTCGTACTCGTAGTACCAGCCGCAGCCGCACCCGTGGTCACGGCAGTCGTAGACCTCGCCGCCCTCGGCCCAGCCGTTGAACACTGCGGGGCCGACCGCCTCGTTACAGATGATCGACGCCGACCAAGGTCCTTTGCCGGTCTTCTGCGGCGCCACCGCCTGCGAGCGCCGGAAGTGGAACGCCGGCGCGAGCTGTCCCAGCCGAGCATCCGGCTTGACCCGGTAGTGGTTGACCGTGCACCACAACTGCCAGTCGTACATCGTGAACGGGTCACCCTTGTGGAACCCGTCCGGGACGACACAGTGGGCCTCGATCCAGTCCGCGACCAGGAACCCGAGCGTAGGCCAGGAGACAACGTACTCGTCAGGAGCCGTCGCCACCGGAGACCACCTTCAGGCGGCTCCGCGACGAACTCCGAGACGTCCGGCCGGCGGGCCGCCCCTCGGCGTGCTCGCCAGTGTCCTCGGAGGTGATGCGCCACCGATTCGCACGCATCCCCGGCGCTGTCAGCCCGAGCGAGTCGGCCATCTGCCGAACCAGCGTCGACAAGTTCACGCGACTGTCGTGGATCTCCGCCTCGGCGAGGCGTCGCACGTACAGCGCGACCTCGTAGTGCAGCCCGAGCCGCTCCCACATGAGCGCCTGAGGCTTGGCCCACAGCCGCTCCCACAGCTCGCCCTCGCGGGCCGTCTCACCCAGAAGCGGAAAGTCCGGCACCGGCCCGTTGCGGCCTTCCACCGGCAGGATCGTCCACTCTCCCGCATCACGTTCACGCCGCAGCGCGAGCGGATCCGGAGCCGGACCAGAACGCGAGCGGGCTCCGCCCTTTGCCATTTCGATCTCCTCTCGCCGCGTTGCGCGACGGTCGGACGAGCAGCCACCTTGCGTGACCACCCAGGAAGTTCTGAACCCGACAGACTCCGGAAAGCCC